TCCTATAGCAGCAGCAGTTTCTTCGATTGTTACCCCTGCCGAGGCAGCAATAGGCCCAACAAATTTAAAAGCCTCCCCAAGTTGAACAAGATTTGTATTTGTGGTCGTAAAGGTATTGACCAAGACATCATTGACCCGAGTCAAGTCCTCCGTATTTAAAGCGAAGCCAGTCAAAATATTTGAAACGATATCTGCTGATTGACCGAGACCGAGTTGTGCGGCAGCTGCTAGTTGCAAAGTGCCTTCTAAGGAAGACAGAGACTTCTCTGCACCGAAACCTGCCATGGCCAAAAAGCCCAAAGCATCAGCAGCTTGTTCTGCTGAAAAGCGCGTCTCTGCGCCTAGTCTACGTGCTTCTGTTGAGAGCGCCGCCATTTGTACTCGCGTTGCTCCTGACACAGCTTGAACTCGGTTCATGCCCTCCTCAAAATTACCGGCAGTACGGAGAACAAGAACACTAAGAGCGGTAAGGGGAGTCGTCAGGTACAACGACATATTCCGCCCAGCTGACTGCATTGTTTTTGCAGCGCGATTAAGTGAACCCTGCATCCTCTGAGTTTTTTTATCTAGATCAGTGGCAGCATCACCCACACCATCAATAGCTTTTTCGGCAAGACGGCCCCCCGTCACCGCCCCTGAAGCATCTATCTTAATAGTAAGAGTACGTGCCATGCTACTTTGTATTTCGCCGTTGTTCGGCCTTATCTGATTGCCACTTTAAATACACGCCATCCATTGCTAGTACTTGCCTGAAAAGAATGTCTTGAAGAGTGTGTTCTCGGATGCCGAGCCATTGAAGATGTACTAAGATCTCACTGGGGAGAATCCCTGATACACCTCCCATACCACTCACCACTCGACTCGAAGTGAGTACCCAGAACGTGTCCCAAGGAATCCTCAGATGGACATCTAACTCAGGTCGGTCCTGTAGCATCCGAGGAATCGCTTTTCCTTCTTCTTCGAGTTCTTCTAGCCAGTCAACGTCCTTACCATGTTCGAGTTGCCAGGTAAGGACCTCGGTAAATTTTCAATGTCTTCTTCTAGTTCTTCTGCGCGGTAGGAAGACTCATCTAAAGCGGCATTCACAATCTCATCAAAGATCCAACGATATTCTTCCTTCCCTAACAAGTCCTTTGCATTCCCTTTGGAGTAAGGGAATGCTGCCCCTGGAGACTCTTCAATATCCCTCCAGTCAAGCAGGATGGTGTCTAAGACAAGCCGGTAGTTCATCTCCTCAGCAATCTCTGGAGGAACAGTCCGGCCTTTAATATGCTTCCGCCCCGGAGCGGGGCGGCGATACTCCTGTTGCAATTTCGTCTGTAACGAGCGGAATGCCGGGTTATCCCAGCGTGCCACCAGTACCTCCCCACCCTCTGAAAGCATTACCCAACGCCCCTCAGAGCTGACTGCCGCATTGATCTTTGCGGCTTGCAAATTCAGAGCCATACAGAATCCTTTATTGAGTTATCCTAGGCCGCAAACTTATCGACCTGGATAGTTGTCCCCGAAGCGGGGTCGCGGTACCCTTCAAAAGCGAGTGAGACCATCACGTCCTGGTTCTGACCGCCGGCATTAGGATCGCCTGTCAGTTTCACAGCGGGGAGGGTAAATACGTAGCGGTTGCCATCATCATCTGAGACTTCCCAGGACAGGGCCACCGTCGTATGAGCCAGAGCATCTGCATACAGAGTGGCATCCTCGAAATACGCCTCTAGGGTGCCGTCTACAACAAATGTCCCGTCATTGATTTCAGCAACGGTCGTACTGCCGATTTTGTCCGGTGCACGAAGACTGCCGTTTACCGTGAAGGCAATAGATCGGATAGCCGTAGATAGAGTGACGTAGTCTTTCATGATCGCACCCACATCTGTCGAGGCGTTCATGACATTGTTTGTAGACGCAACCGTGCTGGCTCCGTCTCCAATCGTGGTCGCCTGCTGAGTCAGGTCCTTTGCCATCCAGTTAAACGTACCGGTGATGATGGCGCGTGAGGTGAAGTTCATGGACAGCTGCGACATGCGCGCACCCGTTTCGTACTTGAACCGAGTAATGTCATTGAACTCTTGTTCTAAGAGATAGCTGATTTCTGACGTGCCTAGCTCTAAGTGCCCATCGCCTTTGATGGTCGCTGTCGAATCAGCTTCTGTAGAGAGCGGACCATTGACGACAATGGTGTTGGTATTAACACCTGAAATACGCCAGCGTCCGTTGTTTGCAGCAACAGAGGCCCCGGAGATTTCAATCCACTGACCGACAACAAAGTTCTCCAGGCTAGGACCACGGATCGTATTATAGGGATCAGCCTCAAAAGAGAAATTATCGGTGCTACCTGCCCCTGTATAGGTAAGAGCAGCACTAAAGGTGTTCCCGAAAAGGCTTTCCATTGCCCATTCGAGTTCGCCGTAAATCAGCTCAAATCCAAAATCACCCGTAGCGCTGAACCCCGTTTGGATGATGTCTGTGACTTGTCTGTCTGAACGAATAATAGCAGATTTAGCGGTTGTTTTTCCCGAATTAAAATTCGCCGAGGTTGCATTGAATTCGGTCATTGCCGGAGTGGATGGTGTCTCCCCCCACGATGCCTCGGCTGTGGTTTTGCGCCGCACTTTCATACGATCTGACGCAGCAATTGCCATAACTCATCTGTACTTCCCCCACACCAAATCTTAGGTAAAACGGTCATCCCGCTGAAAGTTTGTGACAAGATTCAGCTGATACCAGCCGGTCCCGTCGGGCCCAATTTCTTCTACATTCGGCTCCCAACAGCGGATCGTTCCGGTTGCGCCCGCTGCAAAACTCACATCACGCCATATGCTGCCTACACTGTCAGCATATTGGTATGCGAGTTCGGTCCCTGATTCTTCAGGAACAAAGATCTGATTGATGAGCGTGTAGTTGTAGCGCCGGAGCGGCACTGTCGTACCGACTGAGGCACGGCCGCCTTCGCGGTTACCTCGAATCGAAAGGGTAATCCATGCGGGAACAGCTGCATTGCGGCTCGGTTGCACGAACGGGACATTTTCCCATCGGATGGGAGTCGTTGTCCAGTTAGCCTCAAGGCGCTGTTCTATCGCATCTCTAACAGCATCAAAACCCACCGCTCGTCCATCATCCCTACCCTACACCTTTGAGTAACAATGCTTCGAGTTCCACGTCCACACTGGCCAGCACTTCCGCGACGGCCATTTCTACAAATCCAGCTGGAGCCTTTTGACTCCAGCCGTCATTAAGTCTCTGAATATACGGTAAGCCATTCACAATGTACAGAACAGCTGCCCCTTCAACGTTTCGCTGTGAAGTAAGCCCTTCTGGCTCAGTAGGGCGAGCATATGTCCCGGGGGGCTTGACGCCTACCGCCCTCTCGCCCGGATTTGTCCGCCGAATACGCCAACTGGCTCGTGCCCGTCCAGACAGGACAGGCGTCTCTTCTGTAAGGCGTCCCCAGACGTCAATAGTCACTTTCCTAATGACTGTAGAAACCTCGCTATCAAGAGCCTCCGCCAGTTTATTCAGGCCCGCAGCGAACTCCTTACCTGTCATTATTGTCTCACTAGGCAGGTATACGTGGCCCCTGCTGGATCGGCTACTACAGGCCCTATAATCCGCCAAATCTCTACATCCCTAATCCGCGCTACCGAGGAATCTTCTGCTGTAAGAGATTTATCGACAACGATGAGATCTGTGTTGATACCCGTAACCTTCGCGATTCCGGTGTTACCGCTTTCTGCGGCAAAGGCTGTATGTATCCACTGCCCTACAGCAATACTCCCTAGGCTCGCGCCTCGAATAGCGTTGTATGGATCGGCTTCAAACGAAAAGTCATCTGCTGTCCCTGCCCCGGTATGATCAAACAAATCCCCAGAAACACGGTGGATTTCTCCATCTTCAGTGGGAATAGTCGTTCCTAAGTCCTTTCCAAAGAGTACCACCTGTCGCTGTCGAATATTCACACCCTGCCCATCCACACGCTGACTACGGATATCAGACCATACGGCATCAATATCGGCAATGATTGTTGCTGTTTCTGTAGGAGTGGCTGAGGTAGCCGGAGCATACGCCGTTGCGGTGATTTTTCGATAGGTCACCACCTCTACCACGTCCCCCAGGGCGTTAGCTGCCGCTTTCGCCACATTCTTAAAGGTGTCCTGGAGTCCCATGGCTTATCTTCTTTAGGCGCGCACCAGACGCGCCATGCTTGGACGCATTGAGCGAACCTCCCCATAAAAGCTAAGCATGGAACTGACGCTATCTGGGACGACGTGCGGGCGATCAAACTTATCAATGTTCGCACTCACCGCTCCGGCACTGAGGGAGGAGAAACCCCTAGTGTCGGAGTCGGCTGTGCGATCGGACCCGAGCAGCCAGAATGCAAACTCTGCTTCTGCGTCCTTGAGGAACGCAGGAATTATTAAAGCGGAAAATTCTAATCCCTGACGATCCAACACGTCTATCCGAGGCCATAAAAGGGATTGAGTGCTTGTATTAGAGGACCCCTTCCAGCGCGTCCATTCATCCAGTAGTCGCGTAGCTGTCACAAGAGCGCGGTTCTTGTTATCGTCCGTGGCCGCTGTCCAATTCGTGTTATCTAGGCGACTGTCGTGATAGGTGTCTGCCTCGGCAAGCGTGCAGTATGTGTTGCTATCTGTCCCACCAACCGTCGCATCAAGTGTAAGCGCCATACCTCTGTTCCTTCCTCTAGCCTATTAGGCCGAGGATTGGGCCGGCTTGTCAAGCCACAGCCAACCGTCTTTCTGTCCATGATTTCATTTTCGTGCTCCTACTCGACTCGGGAGATTTCGCCAGTAAGGATGAGTCAGGTTCAACTTAATTCCCCGTCCAGTCATGCCTGACACATCTTCTTGCCAACTCTTAAAAGTCTTCCAACGATCCCCTTTCCAGTGGTCCATGTACGAGGCTAGAGGACTTGCTAGCCAAGCATGCCCCTTAGGAACATGCGGTGTCAAATCGTGACTCGTAATCAATCCCGCACTTTCTTGACGCTTACGGAGCCAGTCAAAAACAAAACTGTCGTGCTGTTCAGGTAAATCTAGAACTGACCCAGAACGATAGAGTGCTTCCAAAGCAAGAGGAAAAAAAGGTCGTGTAGCAAGACGCGTATCCATCCCCCAACAGCCACACTCGGAGTGAGTATAGGCATGGCGACTCAAGTAAAAAAGAAAATGTCCGTTAAAAAGTGAAGGGAAAAAGTCTGCGGGTATGTCTTCAAAAATGAACACGTCTGCATCCAGCCATATCAGATACTCGGACCGGCAGTGAAGGGACGCATGTCCTAGCGCAAAGACTTTGTGAGCAAACCGTCGAACATCCCGCCGATAATCCTGAATATTCTGCGTAGTATGGTCATTCATAAACTCTCGGTAGGCAGCATATTCAAACGGGTCTTGCCACTCCCAGTGAGCAGGCCACTTTCCCTGTTGCCCATTGCTCTGCCCAACTCCACTTTCATCATAGACCCAAACATCGATGGATTCAGGAAGATGGCTTGCCCACGAACGTAAACACAGCCGAGCATACCGCTCCCAGAGCGTATGATTGAATGTCGTAACAAGAGTTACAGTGTTGGTATCGTCCACATGAACACCTTATCTGCCCGCATCTCCAGTTCCAATTTCATGCCCATCTTTTCCAGGTATCTCATAGGCTCTTCAGCTGTATGCCCAAAACGCTCAGGAGGGGTCTTTCCTACTTCAAGCATAATAACAGGCCGACACCGCAGAATCGTAGCATAAGCCCCTATGAGAACATCCAGCTCGGCTCCCTCAACATCAATCTTGATGAAGTCACAGTGGGATAAATTCAATTCATCTAAGGTAGCGACAAGGACTGGCCCGTTTAGGCCAGATTGCATGAAACGTGCGCCAGTATTCCCTTGCCGCTTGGGCAGCGGGTCCGCCAACATCCGTCCTCTTCCATGGGACCTGCCTACTGCCACATTGTGAAGATGCACCGTTCCTGGCACGGCTGCTACGTTCTTAACCAAACATGCATAGTTAGTCGGATCAGGTTCAAAAGCGTACACCTCAGTAAACTGTTCTATCATGACTCGTGTCCACAACCCAACATGCGCACCAATGTCTATCGCCACATGCTTCGTCGGGCAGTAGCTCATCCCCGCCCATAGGCGTTCAATAAGATAATTCCCGGTCTTTTCAACCGTCTCCCTGAAATGCGTGTCGGATGCAGGAAGCCAGATATTGTTGACCTGAACCAGATCCCCTGTTTTTGCGTCTATTTCCAGGCCCATGGAAAAATCAGGTTTTGATTCTGGCATAACAAGGCACTCCAAATCTGTTCTCGTAGCTCTTCAATATCTCCGCCCATTTGTTAGGCTTCCACACAAGCGTATTACTGTTCCCGCTACCGTCGGGGAAAGGTTTTCCTCTCGCATATGTACCCACAATAACCCAAACCTTCCGCTGCGCTAAGGAAAACATTTCTTCTAATACCCAGTCTATATCCTCTGGCGTCAAATGTTCAAGAACGTCTTTTGTCACAACATAGTCAAACGTCCCTTGAGGAGGCGTAGCCCAGACAGAAACCGCAGGATCGTATCCTGTGACTAAAGCAACACCAGGAACATCCCACGTCTGGTCTCGAATATACTCCCCCTTCCCACAGCCATAGTCTAAAACCGTATACGCTGCATCAGGAGGCACTTCCTCGCGCATCTGACGCGCACAAGGTAACCCGCGCCCTTTCCATTGCTTGATTTGGCCATGCCGATGCCACTCCGTATACTTGGCAATAAGCGCCTGACATTGAGGGCTTGGATGTTCTCTAGAGTATTTCATGTTGCTTATATGTTAGCTAAGAGGTCAGACGCTCCGCCACAGACGCAGCATCTGACCTCAGCTTCTGCTGTGGTGTAGGAAAATCAGCAGAAGGCGGTGATTCACGCTCGGACTTCGTCCTCCCACTCCGAGGTGAAATTAAATGATCCTCGATGGATGCCAGGAATGCCCATTGTATAATGAATAGCCTTGGGCAATTGGTCAGTCACACCCTGGGGTTCAAGATGGTTCCAAGCAGCCGGTAAAGAGCCAATATGTTGATCCAACACCCATTGAAATCGATGGAGATATGCCCCGGACTGGGAGTTTATCGTGTGAAGGGCTAACGTTCGGCTTGCTTCATGCCCACAGTTCCACAGGATGAGGCTACTCCAATTCTTCCGAGGATACTGTGCCTGAGGAATGCCCCCCATCTTTGTTGTCTCCTCTGGCTGGTAATTATGTTTGACAACCTGCACGGCATACCTTGAATCGCGCAGTGCCCAGAGTTCAGAAATGTCAGCCTGGAAGAGGAAGTCAGCATCAACAAAGAGTGCCCAGCCCTGGTAGCCACACAAGGCGGGGACCAGAAAACGAGTGTACGTAAACTCCGTCGAGGCACGAGGATCTCGGTCCCGGATATACAAACCGAGGGAACGAAGTATGCGTTGATCTAGGAGAAAGATTTGCAAGGGGTGGTCTGTTCGACGCCAAATAGACTTCTGACAAATAAGGCTAGCGAGCCCCTCGCCGCCGTCATACCCAATAAAAATGCGAATCGACTCCGTCATGCCGCCTGCTTTTTCTTTTCTAGCCGAACTCTCCCAGAGACGCGAATAATACGCGGCGTAGTCGCATTCTCCATAATCAGATTGCCTTTCAAGTCCTGGTCATAAACCTCAACCCAGCCCTCATCACTGTCTGCCTCACAGTAGTTATCAAGCAAAATTCCATTGAAGTAGACGGCAATAATGTCACTTTCTTTGCTATAATAGGGCGATTCCTTGTCAACTGAGATATGTGTTATCTTTTCCATTCGACACCGCCTTCTTCTCCCTCCTGGGTGTATCCATACGCTTTAACAAGATCCTCCCCGCCTCTTTCTTTCCATCGCTTATCAAGGTCAGGTGTCCAGATGTCTTGCCAACGGCTATGTTGAGGCTGATACGTTCGTGTCCCCCCAATCATCTGCGCCGCGATTGTTTCTGCGTCTATCTCAACCTCTAAAATGTCGGCTAGAACCTGAACATGTATTTCTCTGCTTGGCCCAACCATATCTTCAAAACGAAAGACGAGACGATGTCTTGGCCAATCCACAAACTGAGAGGCTCGCATAAAAAAGCGTGGCGTCATCATGTGCTCTAAAGATGTCCGTGCTTCTGTTGCAGTTAAAGGATTGTGACGGTATTGCCAGCGATATGCCGAAATCAATACATTTCGGGGATCGCGAATGATGCCGATAAACTGATGCTTGCCGATATCGGCAGGATAGGGGATATGCGTATAGGCAACTTCGTGCTCGCCAAGGGTACAGAATCCAGGGCCATACGGCTCGTGCCTCCATTCCCTTTTCGTCACCGTTCGGCTGAACTTATCAGGGGCAGGCGTCCAGCCCATCAACTCCACAGCGCGCTGTAGGAGACGAACACCGCTCTTTTGCAAGCCATTGCAGATTACACCCATATCATTTCCCCGTCGTGGCAGAACGATAAATCACTTGTAGAGTGTTACGTGTCCCGCTAATAGGGCGACACCCATGCCAGCTCGTAGCAGATCGGACAAAGCCAAGCATCGTATTTGGGCGGTAGGATACAAGCTGTGTGTTGGGCAGAGTATCCTCCGCTGCGGTATAAAGACGAGTTCCCCAAGCAGCGTGTTGGCGATTCTGCGCGAGGTAAAAGATAAGCGTTACGATCTTGCTCTTAGCATCCGTATGCGGAGCTAGGTAGTAGCCAGGCAAATCTTGAAAGAGACGAATGTCAATCATGCCGTAGTCAGGCAAGTCTAGCCGCTCAAACCTTTTCCGTACCCAGTGCCACAAGTCGTCGCTCCTCAATTCAGCATCCAATGCCCGCCAAATGTCGGAGTCTAAGGACCCGAGAGGACAATCTAGACGATGTGCCTTGCCCCGCTCATTCTTGATTTTGGCATCGTAGACCTCGGATGGGGGGATTGTCTGAAGAAGAAGCTGATAGTCTTCTTCCTGAAAGACATTCTCCGCTAAGACGTGAGGAAAAGGCTGAAAAATGGTATCTGTTACCCGTAATACGTCCCAATTCAGCATAGCTATTCTTTCTTATCTGTCCGCTTAACCGGCACAACATGACCAGAATAAGCGCAATCTTCTCGTTTTTGTCTCGGGTGAACGTGCTTAGCAATTTCTCCGACAAGCCGCCCTTTAGAATCTACCCAAACGCGATGGGGAGCGTACTCCTTTCCTATCCGGCTATTGGGACAAATGACTTTTTCTTGTTCATCCGGTTTTCGTCCACTAGCAGGCATCACGCCCCCTTTTTCTTCGTGGCATACAGCCACATTCCTTTTGAACGAGTCGTGCGGAGATACCCAAAGGGGGCTAAGAAAGCCGCAATAGAGCCTGCGGACACCCCAAACCGCTCACCATGCCCTTTCTCTTCTACAAGGATCAGTGGCCGACATCGAGCAATAGTCTGACGGCTCCCATGAAGAGCCGCCAATTCCATTCCTTCAATATTCAGCTTTATGAGATCCACATCCCTAAAAGCAAACTCATCGAGTGGCACTAAGGAAACAGGCCCTGTGTCTTCTCGAAGATAGAAGAAATCTCGATTGCTCGCATCAGGATTGCCTAGTCTGGCATAGCCTGCTTTATTGCTCAGTCCTTCGGGGTGTAACGTCATGCAGTCATATACATACGTGTTTGCAGTGAGCGCTGGATGAACAAAACCGTTTGGCTCAAACATCTCGACATGCTGGAAAAAGGGAGGGAGTAAGCGGGCGAAGAATCCCTTATAGGCCCCGCCATCAATAGCCCGCCGCCCCCGTCCTTGTAGCAAAGCAGCGACCACGATATCAACTGAGTTTTGCAGAGCCCGCTCTACTTTATCCCACGACGACATCTTTTTCCCGTTCTTCGCTAATCATCCATATAATACCTGGATATTCCGTTGCAATAGATCTGGTCATATCTTCCCACCAACTGATCGGCTGCACGGTAATATGGGCGTTTCGTCCATCAGGGAGATTCTTTTGGGCTGGAGTTGTCCCCACAGCAATGAAAACAAACTTCTGGGCATACTGGAAAATGTCACGCAACACAAACGGTGCATCGTGTTCATATAAATGCTCCAGAACGCTGCAGCAGTAAACGCCATCAAAAGAACCTTCGGGTCGTTTTGCCCATTCACCGCAGGCAGGGTCATATCCCGTTAATACCCCCACTCCGAGCCCTTCCTGCCACGAGTCGATATAAACACCAAGCTTGCCGTGCAATACCTTAGACTCAGTGTTGAACTGCCGCCCTTTCCCACACCCGTAGTCCAGCAGAGAAAGGGCGTGTGTCTCTTTCACCAAATCCCGTATCTCCCAGTAATAGTTAAAACAGCCGATCCCTTGAAAATGCCTCTCTCGATGCATCTTCTGATACTGCTTCTGAAGCCGGATGCCCTCGTCACTCAGCGGCATGCAATTTGTTCCCTCAGGATCTTCCAGGCCAGTCCTGATTCCATTTCTTGGACATTAAACTGACAATACGCCATATCTGCCAGCCACTGTCGGCGCACTGCGTCAGAGGGGATAAAAAGGTCGTCTATATTCTCCTCTTGTGTACGAGCCAGTGGTCTCGCTATCCCATCCCCAGTGACGATAACAGGAACCCCAGCAGTAAGCGCCTCAACGGCAGCATTGCTGCCAAAGGTCACCAGTGCCCAAGCATCGGGGAGAAGGTGAGCAAGCAGTTCAGGCGGCCGCGAAAACCGTGCTCCAGAAAGGGACACCGCCTCTTTCCATGACGGCTTCGGTCTATAAATAAGGGGACGATTTGTGTACTTACCAACCCGCTTCAGGGACTTCCGTGCCCATTCGGTCATCGGGTCCACACTTTGCCCGGTATGCAGCCCATGCCATTTGGCATACTTAAGTGACCCTCCTGCAATAATAATGTGGCTCCCTTGCGTTCGCATCGGGAGCATGTTCACAGACAGTGCACGTAGCCGATCATCAGGCCGTGGAGTTTTCTGGAAGTAGGCAAGCGGCTGGAAGCTGTTTACGCTCATCCTAAAATAGGCACTCCGCCCGCCAAGATACCCTTTATCGATATAGACCGTGTGTTTTCCTGCTTCAAGATGATTGTCAAGGAGGCGACGGGAATACCCTTTAACGCCAATCATGACCGCCACATCAGTACGTGGATTCGGGGCAGGGTAGGAAGCCGGACGAACGACCTCACAGGTGTCTGTACGGCTACGCTTTACCCCCTCACAGAATGAGGCGGCCAGCTTGTCTTCTCGGTCTTTCTCCACGGCAAAGAAGGTGACGTGCATGCTAGTCTCCTGATCCCCTTGAATAATGAACTCGCCGTGCCGCTCGCTGGAGAAATCCCGCACGAATACCCCCCTTCGCCTCTCTTCCACAAAGTGGAGTTGATTTCTGTTCTATCCCCTCTATAGCGAAATAGTCTTCCGTTTTCATGTTCCCATATAAATTACAATAAAGCTCATTACTCGTAAAAATAACTGAGTATCTACAGTCCATACAAACGTTGCCCATCATGGAAGCTCTCCCAATTGATTGCTGATAAACTTCCACGCTCGTCCGTTCCGAAGTTCTTGCATGGACGTTTGGCAGTATGCTAGATCGGCACAGAACTGGAGACGAACGTCTTGAGAAATCGGGTCCTTGCAACTCAAAACATACGCAGGGTGGTCGCTCCCTACCACTTCACAGGGGACTCCTTCAATCAACCCGTCTATGGCTGTGTTACTCCGGTATGTATAAACCAAAAGGGATCTCTGCAATTCCTCCGATAATAACCCATCAGCGTAGCGCGTGCCTGGGATAGGGCGTCTGCTTACCCTGCAAGCAGGCTTAGGTCGCCAGGCAATAGGGGGAGGATCTTTGCCCACCCAGTCGCCCCATTGCCTTTTAAACTTTTCGATCAGCTCGACATGAAACTCCCAGCTCGGCCCCAATCCCCAGGCTTGCGTTTGCTTGTCACTCATGCCAGCAACCAAGACCGCGCCAGCTTGACTTGTTTCTCGCCACGGTTTTATAGGCCGATTAAACGCCAGAAACCGTTCTGGTTCACGTCCTTGCTGAAAATACTTAGTAGGCTGATGGGCATTTAAAGCAAAGCGATGATGCTGAGGGTGGGGTTCGTGCTTCCTGCCCCAATACGGGAGGTCAAAAAAAACGTTAGGGGTCTTGCTTTCCCAGAGAAGATGGGCCAAGTCCATCAACTTTCCCGAGAGACCATACCAACACACGATGTCGCCGTGTATGCCTTTTTTGTATTCCTGTTCAGTATAGATGGCGACTTTATCACCCAGGTCTGCCTGCGCAATACCCGCCATAAGGGTATTGATAACAGACCGCCCACGAGAACTGGAAGCATCATAGTACAGGGCAATGTGACGCATCAGGTAATCCTCCCAATAATCCGCAACGGGCTATCTTTTCTCCACGGATGGCTTTGTCGAATCTCTTCTAAAGTCCATTGGTGATAGGCCAGGCGGATGAAGAACTCCTCGCGGTTGTCTGGATAACAGGGCGTGAGAACTTCCTCCAAGGATTCATTTCCCATAGACTGCGCAGCGCAAGGATGTAACGCTAAGATAGGACGCCCTTCAAGGAGCGCTTCGATTAGCCCTTTAGTATGGTAACCCGCCACACTGTGCCACGATCCTTTGCGTAACACATCCCGCAGGGGTTCATCTTTCTGGTCATACCGTTTCTCGCGCATGGCCACAGGCATATTTGTCGCAGTATGCAACGCCCTCTGCAATTCGCGATTCACGCTGGGATACTCGAATCCTAAGTTTCCACATTGCTTACGAGACAGCCCAAGGGCGAGGATCTTACTGCCACTTTTCCGCCACCGGTGTATCGACTCCCCTAGCGCCCGCCAACGATCTCCCGAAGGGCAAGGCAATTCCCAGAGGACGCGATGCGCCTGTTTGGCATTGTAGGTGACACTATAATACCCTTTGAAGTGACCCCGCTGAATATATCCGTTGTCGATATGCAAGAGCCGCTTAAAAGCATGACGGTCTGCAAATATTCGCTCGGTCCCGTGGAAATCCCCCCAGATAGCTATAAGGTCGGCTTCTGTCTCATCTCCTTGGGGATACTCCCAGCTATCCCGTATTTCAATAGCATAGTGACGACGCTCTAATCCTGCCGCAACAGCAGACATGATACGCCGAGTCTTGGGAAGATTACGGGAGGTCTCGTACACGAGGGCTTGAGGCATCAGCCTACCCCCCAGCCATACCAAAAGGCACAGTAAGCAATCCAGAGACATGTTCCCGTAAAGAAAACAAAGACAAGGCCCGTCACATCAAAAGGGAAATCTTGAGAATAGGGGGAGTAAGCACGAAGATACATCACAAACACGCACACGAACCAACTCACACGATATGTAGAGATGTTCCAGTCTAGCCAGTACATAATATGCGGCCACCAGCGGCCGTCCATATAATCACCGAGCATGCTACTTTTTCTCTTCTCCCGGATGGATTAACGACGCTAGATTTTCAGGGTCAAGGAAATCCCCCTCCTGCTGAAGGGTGGCAGCAGGAGGGGATAGGTTCTCCTGCTGCAGGAATGGTGGCGCAGCAGGAGAAAGACCCTGCTGTGATGGAGCGGAAACAGCAGGGAACGGTTGCTTCGACGTGCGTCGAGCTGCCCCCCGGCGCGGAGATGGGGAGGAGGACATCAAACCCCCACCTGTCCTCGAAGCATCCGAAGATTTGAGTATACCACTAGAATCAAAGAAATGAGACCATGCCAAACCGGCTTCTAATTCCGGGATATTCCACTGACGGTATGCAAGGTCGTAAAAAAACTGATTTCGTTCCGGCCTGAGAGGATTCTTTATTGTCTCTACTGTCAGAGCAGCATGGCCCATCGTCGGGCAAACTGACCCTGGACCAAGAGGATAAATTGGCACGCCAGCAAGTAAAGCTTCGACAAGAGAATTAGAATTATATGCAATCAAACCCGCACATCCCTTTAAATCTTCGGCAAGTAGGTTGCCCTTGCTCTGCCTCACTCCTGTCTCAGCGGCCATGTGTAATCTTCGACTCGAATGGTCATCTGGATGGGGCCGCCAAACAATTTGTTTGTTTGTCAGACTTCGTAGCCGAGATACGGTCTCGACAAGCCACTGACCAGGCTGTACGCCACCAAGTGCAGCGTCATGTGGTTTCTGGCCACACACGAGGAAATGCCCCTCTGTCGGATCTTGCCATCTCGCCATAGAAAGACCCAATGATTTCCAACGGTCAGAAGGCATAGGCGAGGGAGGCGGGTCTCCCCAGCCGTTTAGCCCATTAAGATTCACAGACCAATACACTTCTTCAGGGTTTTGTCGTGCTTCTGCTACTGTTCCGCGTTTCAGATATCCTAAATCTATAATAAGAACGTGTGTATCATGTGCACGTTGATCGGGGAGCATCCGATTAAGAGGCTCTTTCATGCCGAACATGATGCCTACGGTGCATGATTCGTAGTCATTTGCTCCATACGTAGATGCGCCGCGAAGGACAAGAGGAAGGGTACTAACTGTGCGAATGCCGCGTTGAAAGGCGACCATCGGCAGAAAGCCGTGGCCTGCATACATCAGAACTCGTGCCATAAAACTCCCCTACACGTCGTTTTTTGGCTAAGAACAAAAAGACTTTTGGCGTCTTCACATCCCACCCAAACTTACGGTGAGCCTAACGTGAGACTCATAGGGGGGGGGGCGTGATGACGCCGAAAGTCACCAAGTGACAGACTTGAAAGCCTGCCCCGGACATGGGTTAATCAGTTATAAGCAAGGCCCCTGGACCTGATCGAGTATCTGAGGCAGACAGGTCCCAGTTCGTTGAGGTTGCAACAGCTGCGTCAGTCGGATTCGATCCCCCATTAGTGGTATCCCACTTAAAACCCCGCACACGAAGATTGAACGCAAACTCCCCCTGGATTCTAAATGCCAAGTTCTCTAGCCCAGTGACAGGTTCACTCAACACATCGCGTTCTTCCGACTCTTGGACACGAACCGCATCCTCTACAAGCAATAAGGTCCGATAGACTGATTCCGAAGAACCAGAAGTCTCCACCAGGTTCGTACTGTCGGTCACGATCACTGGTTTGCCAAAAGACGCAATATCACCGGTGTTAATTGATACACCGGCAACATCAACTATGTTATCGGTAATCGCTTGTTTCATGAGGTCATAGTATGGTTTCGAGTGCATGACTAGAGCTACAACTCGGCCACCTGCATCACCTAACTTAGCCAGGGCACTCAGAAGTAATGTGTGGGACATGGTATCAGTCCCTGCCCCAGTCGAGGCATCATGGGTCAAGGCTGTTTGCCCGAGTAAGGACGCCACACCGGCTGAAACAGCCATGTTGACATAATCAACCATAACGGCTTTCGCAATCTGCTGCCCCAAGAGAAACGACATGGTCTGTTGGTTCTCTGATATCTTCCGCCACGCGTCAAGCGTCTGGGAGACAGGGCCAATTTTTCGATTGATCTTCACGCCGATAAACTCATCTTGGGTCATCGCCAAGTCCGTAGCAGTAGCTACGCTGGTCGTATCGCGTCGTGTGATTAGACTCGATACTTCCTGCATGAAACTCTCTTTCTCGTAGTCGCCTTTACGACGCAACGGCTGAAGGCGCAGCCCATTTCGGCTTGCGCTATTAAACGCATCCGACATCTGTTGCTGGATTTCGGTAAAACCGCCAAAGAACTCCTCATCATAGATGGTAAAATCACTTGCTTTGCCAATTGCCACAGATCATCTCGATATCCCCACACCAAAGGTTTCGTATTACTCACCGGACGGGAGATCTAGATACGCATCTTGCCCATACTCACCAATGAAAGCAGCTTTTCTCTCAGGCGTGCCCAATTCTTTTTTTGAGTGTGCCCGATTGCCTTTGCTGTCTCCATTTCCACTGCCACCTGCGCCGCCACCAGCACTTGATTTGAATAGGTACTTGGCCTCTGCGCCAATCCCATCTATCCATTCTTCCATACTGATCTTTTTTACGCCATCGGGACCTCGGATCAGATCGCCGAGATCATCATAGGCGGCAGGCTCACCGTCCTCATCCATTTTCCATACCCCGTTTGCACGGAGAAGAAAATCTTGAGGGTCTTGAGCACCTTTCTTTTGCGCTACTGCAAGAAGCCGCTGATTGATTTTGAAGTTCCGAAGATCACTATTCAGCCGTTCTTTTTCCGTATCGAGTTCTCCAATACGGCCGTCTCGGGCTTCCAGTTCCTTCTTGTGATCTGCCCGCATCTTTCGTGTGACACGGTCCAGCCGTTCTTCAAAATTATCGTCGCCTTTCCCGTCGTCCGATCCGTCCGTCTGTTTTTCTTGCCACGTATGAAACGCCGAAAGTTCCTCATCAGACATAGCTGATAAGGCCGCCCACCTAGTCAGGTCGACGTCCTTGAACTTTCCTATCGCTTCATTGGCTTTTTTGCGCTTTTCTCGTTCCTGATCGAGTGCCGTCTTTAGAGTCACAACACTAGGATGTTTATCCATTTCTGCATCGAGCAAGAATCCGCCTTCCGTCTCTACATACAGCGGCTTAAACGCCTCCTCTACACCGTCAAGGGTCTCTACAAATGGGGCTATTGCCATTCTTTATCCTTTCCCGGTACGCCACAGACGCCCGAGCTTATCTGCGTCTCAACACGCCACAGACGGTTGAGCAGTGTTTGGTGTGCAACCAGCAAACACAGACCCCGACCGAAAACGGGGTTTGTTTATCTGCATTTTAAAAAGAAAAGAGGGGGAATGTCAATCGATAACGCAAAAAAGGGCAGCAGGGTTTTATCCTGCTGCCCTTTTCCAGACCATGCCGTGCCTGACCAAACCCTATCCTGTCACGCCATGAAAAATCTCAGTTACTCGACTATTTCAGCAAGGATTAAAATCCAAGTCTGCATACGATGCACACATGAATGGGCGCCACGGCCACAAGCGACCCCGCTCACCTGTCCGCGATGCCGAAGCCCGTACTGGAACACCCCGAGAAAGAGAAAAAAAGAAGAGACTACGCCGTCTGAGCGGCCAATTTCTGTTGCAAAGCAGCCACAGTAAGAGGCTGACCTTTGAAATCCACAAGGTCGGTGAAACTGAGCTGCCCACTCCTCCATAAGTTCCAGCGTGTAGGCCCAAGAACCTGCGCGCCAAAACCAGGAGAGGCAGCATCTTTTTGCCGCAACCAGGTAGGAAAAGTGGTTGTACGAGGGACCAGCCCATCCATGGAAGATCGAGCCTGGAAAATCCGCTCTTTTATTTCGGCATCAGTGAAACCTGCTTGTCCCATACGCCGCTCATAGGATTTGCGGATAGACGAACGGCGGCCATTAACCGTCACTGCCTGACTGTTCGACAATTCCGCCCAAGACTTTGTTTGTGGCACCCAGGCCGAACGGCAAGAAAAATGTGCAGCGCCTGCGCCGCCCAATGCAGGGTACGAGTGCCCTACCGGCTCATCATCAAGTGTGTACACTCTCCCATCACGAACTTGACAGATAAGGCTTGTTCTTGCATCTAAAGTGCTATGCCATAGCTTCCCCTTTATAATGTCCTTATGCTCGTTCATGACCTCACTACGAATCTTATTTGCTGCTGTCTGGACAGAGGAGCGTATCAGCCGTTCCGCACTAGTACGTGAAACCCGCATAATGCCGTCCTTAAAGCCCCCTGCTCGTGTTCCGCGTACGCGTTGCAGCAGCTGAGCCAGCGGTTCGCCCTGGAGCATGCCTTGTCGCATTTCGTCCATAAAAAGATCCTGTAAAGTAGAGGCTCGTCGCTTCCACCACTCCTTGCTCGGAGCACCTTGAATAAGCGTATCGGTTGTCAAAGTTTTAAGAGAAGCCGCATCAAGTGTCGGGGTTACGAGGTCTATCCCCAGAGCTTCGTTCAGAGATTGGATGACAAACGTTTGTTCTACCTGCGCCATACTCGTGACAGATGCCTGGGTTATTCGACGTATGTCTTGGTAACTCTCGCGAATCGTCATCTGAGTCTCAGTCAAGAGGGACTGGAGCCGCCGACGCTGAAAGGCAGTCCGAGTAGGGCCCGTCGGATCGGAGGAGGCAAGGTTTTTGACGAGATTGCGCTCCAAGTTACGGAGCAAAATAAAAACATCAGACTGGATACTTGCCTCGACTCGTGCCAGATCAACCGCATGTGTCGTAAACGAGTCGACAAGAGTTTCATTCACAGAAGGCATAGGGGGAGTATGTCACAAAAAAGCCGCGCCCGGTATAACCAGGCTTTTGAGCATGTCGAGTTTTGTCCTGTCTTGTCGTGTCCAGTCCAGTCTTGTCCTGTCGTGTCCCGTCGTGTCGGGTCATGTCGCGTCCGGTCCTGTCGCGTCGCGTCGCGTCAGGTCCTGTCAGGAAAAACAGCCTCCTTGTCTGAGTGATAAACACGTCCTGTCTGGTCGGGTCGAGTCGTGTCCAGTCTCGTCATGTCGTGTCGGGTCATGTCGTGTCGCGTCTGGTCGTGTCCAGTCGCGTCGTGTCGTGTCGTGTCGCGTCCGGTCCCGTCAGGAAAAACAGCCTCCTTGTCTGAGTGATAAACACGTCCAGTCTTGTCGTGTCCAGTCTCGTCATGTCGAGTCAGGTCATGTCCTGTCATGTCCTGTCACGTCTCGTCGTGTCATGTCGCGTCATGTCCGGTCCCGTCAGGAAAAACAGCCTCCTTGTCTGAGTGATAAACACGTCCAGTCTGGTCGTGTCGCGTCACGTCAGGTCCTGTCTGGTCACGTCGTGTCGAGTCCAGTCACGTCGCGTCCAGTCGCGTCGTGTCAGGTCGTGTCGAGCCTTGTCCCATCGTGTCGTGTCTCGTTATAAATCCTCAAACCCGTTTTGCCAGATTCTTCAAGAATTGATCCTCTTGGACATCCTCTCTCCATTCAAACTTGGTCGGCATAAAACGCCCATTCAACCCGCCTACTTCAGGACGCCAGACACCAATTCCAACACTTGCCCCAGCCTTTTTCAGGTAAAGCTCAAAAACTTCTTTCGTGATTATGTCCTCTGAAATTGCAAAATCCACAGCTGCATTCCAAGACTGTGCTTGTGGGAAACATTTCCACACCTTCGATCCCCCGCCCGAGCCCGGTTGTCCAGGGACATATACCCAAGCTCCTTCAACCTCAGACCTACGGGTGTTTGATAAGACCACATCAGCCATGACCATCACGTCACTGACAAAAAACTTCGTGTATGTCGCATTACGTTGCCCGGGAATTTTGATGGGAGTTCGCTTGGCAGCCGTAGCCACAGACTTCTTAAAAGACATCGCGGGAATGAACATCTTTGCGTCAGGCTTGTTTGAAGTCCAGTGTGCAACTTCTGGCCAGATACGACGCTCATATTCATCAGCTGTTTCGCCACTTAACTTAGGATATTCTGCCAAGCTTATCGGGCGACGTTGCTGCATAAGGGTTACAGATGATAAGTGTACTTTTACAGTTCGCATGGGTCCTCTCCTTGCGGGCAGTTAGAAGCCGGGAGAATTAGCCGTTCTCTCGGTTTCACGTTTGTGTCAAGTCGAATCTTATCGCGTCTTATCAGATATCGTCAGCTCCAGTCCTGTCCGATCTCGTCGCGTCCTGTCCTGTCAAGATAAAGAAAATCATGTATCCGTAACCTCTATAGGTTGCTTCTGACTTCGCATCAAAAACTCAAGTGTTGCTTCTCTGGTCATCGCCTCTTGTGTCTCAGCCATCCGAACGGCAAGCCGTTGGACAACTAGTCTTTTTGTGATGTCATGTGTCACTGCCAGCAAACTTGCATGCACCCGATAAGAGTTCTGCTCCTCTGGACTCAACTGCATGATATTCGTACATTGGTGGCGTTTCAGACCACGTATAGCGGCACGGTTTATTTTCTTTCGAGCTTGTTCAGTGCTCGACACAATCTCAGGATCGGTTATGTACTTCAATCCTTGACCACGCAAACAAAGAAAAACTTTATTTTCTTCTCCTTGGAGCATTTTTCGGGCTTGTCTAAGAGCATAAGAACTGCCGTCGAGGGAACTCAGAGCAGCCACTGTTCTCAGCTCATCATATGTTATTGTCTCACCCATCTGTAATTTGTTTAGGCGAGTAACGAGCAAATTAATTGCCGCTTGTACAGCCTCCAATACCTCAAATTTCATCGCCATTTTTTCCCCTTTCTCTCTTTGGGATATCCCAGAGAGCGGATTTGCAACGTGGACAGCTACGGACTTGTTTTTGCCGAGGCCGCCACATATGCCCGCAACGCACGCATTTTAATTCAGGTGAAATTGATACTTCCACATCTGGGGTCCTCCTTTCTAAGAAGATAAACAAGTCGAGTCTGGTCCTGTCGTGTCATATCGTGTCGGGTCATGTCGTGTCGGGTCATGTCGCGTCTTGTCTTGTCATGTCGTGTCGAGTCCTGTCTTGTCGGGTCCCGTCTTGTCTTGTCCTGCATGAGACAAAAGTGAAACCCATGACCATACGTATACTCATCCGTATGGTAAATCAATAGGAAAGGACAAAAAAGGACAAAAAAGATCAAGAAAAGAGGCGGTCGAGCATGGGCCGGAAATCAGCAAGGGGGATTTGTGTCTCTTTATCAGAAAGAGCTTTGGCGGGATTCTCGTGGACCTCAAAGAAGAGACCATGCACGCCTACCGCGAGGGCAGCAGCGGCGAGGGGTTCAACAAATTGCCGCTGCCCTCTTGTAGAAGCTTCGGCAACGGGGAGCTGAACACTATGAGTTGCGTCAAAAATGACAGGGTAGCTAAGTGCTTTCATATCCACGATATCTCGGAAGTCTACAACTAAATTTCCCTGCCCAAAACTTGAGCCTCGCTCAGTCAAGGTGATTTGCTTGTTCCCTGTTGTGGCGACCTTCTCCGCTGCATAGGCCATCTGCTGACCAGAGAGAAACTGCCCTTTCTTGAGGTTTACTGGCTTCTGCGTCTGCCCCGCTGCCACAAGTAGATCAGTTTGACGACACAGAAAGGCAGGGACTTGAATCATATCCACAACCTCAGCCGCGAGGGTTGCTTCAGCTGGGGAATGCACGTCTGTCAAAACAGGAATACCAAACTGTTCTTTTATTTCGGCCAAGATGCCGAGCCCGCGCTCAATACCGACGCCTCGAAAAGAATGGATAGAGGTCCTATTTGCTTTATCGTAAGACGATTTCCAGATCCAGCTAAGTCCTGTCATTGCCTCAGATAATAACTCAGCGTGACGCAAAGCCATATCGCGGTCTTCAATTACACACGGACCCGCGATGATGGCAGGTGTCACATTGTGCCTGAAATACGCAGAGAAGAAATCCATTTAAGCCGCCTCATCTTCCTCATCCTCTTCCATAGCAGGAACAGGGAGTTCAGGAAGTCTAGTCATGGCAATGAGTTCCTGCTCCTCTTCCCATGTCCGGCCTTGAATAATCTCGCCTGAAACTAACGCTTCAAGAAATGTCCGCTCAGAGATAGTATCCGCCTGGCGTGCCGCCATCAACGCAGTCAACATGCCTGGCGACATCTGACTTGCCACAATATCTGTATTGAGAGCAATGGTTGCAGTTGGATTGTCCTGTCCTGCCCACCAAGCTACCACCCAGAGGGCTTTTGAGAGGGAAGAACTCAGAGCCCGCGCCGCTGTCTTGACGATGCTTTCTTCCCCGGCTTGGCGGAGCTGGACCGTCTCGGCTGCCTCTACGGCTCGCTTGGATTCTTCGAGAAGCCGCGCACCGAGCACGGCCATCATTTTCTCATCCGACTCTTTGGCAGTAGCGATGGTCCCGAGCCCTGCTCCACTGAATTCTAGAAAACCTGCTCGGGCTGCGGGATTGTCTGAAATCCAGGCGGCCTGTGATCCTATCCGTAGATCAGCATCCGTTGCAAATCCTGCTACCCAGGCAGTCGGGAGGGCAGTGAAGTGTAGGCCGTGTTTATAGTCTGCATCAAGTCGGAAATGGTCATAATTCACGTCCACTAAGTCTAGGAGACGTGATGGCTCTAACCGAAATTCAGGGCCGTTGGCACTGATCGGAAAAAAGGGAATAGAAGCCAGCGACTCTCCCTTACGATCAGGGATTATGGGCGGACCAAAAGGAACCCACTCTGGATTATCGTTTACGTCTTCTTCAATACGCCAGAGCTGCTGAGTATACACATCCGTGACAAGGGAAACACCGCCAGAAACTGTAGAGGGAACAATCCGCCGGGATAATTCAAGGACCCTATATTGTTCAATCTCTTCTGTTCCAAACCCGTCTGCCGCAGGCTCCTCGATTCTCTCGCGTAGCACAACTTGTGTGAGTGTTGGCCGGCCGTCGCGCAGATCAATCCGCCAGTTAGTGATATCTTCGGCGCGGTACAGACTCAAATAAGGGCGACGTTCATCAAAAGAAGACCCCTCAACCGGCATATCGACAAGAATGCCTGCCCAGTTTATAGCCATCGCCTCCTTGAATGCGCCACGAGCAAAGTCGGTAAGGGTTTGGCCTGTCAGAGTAACGTCATTCAGCCAAGGAACAAAAGGCTCAGGAAAATCAACCAACGGCTCTTTCCGAAAAACCGCGCCCACTAGGCCCGTCAGTGTCCGTGCTGAGTAGCCTGTCCACAACGCACGTCCCATATACTTGTCGTAGTCTCCTTCCCATTCCCCATCTTGTCCTTCCAGGCGAGGAACATAGGTTTCTCTATGCAGCAGGCTTTTCACCGCGTCCTTACCGGCAAAAGCATCTCGTAGACGTTGCCACTGAGGAGCAAGAGAATTGTACGTCGTGTGTGTTGTATCAACTGGCATAGTCTACTCCTCAAATTTCACCCGTAATGAGGGCAAGGAAAAACCGTCTCCTTATTTTCTTGCTTGCTCACCTAAATATCCTCCGTGGTGTCGAACAGCATAGTCCTGCTTAGTCATGCCTCCTTGTTCCATAAGAGCAAGCGCAATACCGTCAAGCAATGCACTGACCACGGCAAGGCTGCTCGTTGGCGTCAGTCCGAGAGGACATGCTTCAGTCACCACCCCGTAAACCACAGCAAAATCCACATGCTCACACAAATCACTTTCTTCTGGTCCCACTACTCCAATAATAGGCACATCTGCGGCTGAGTACATAATGCGCGCCTGTTGTACTGTTTCGATGACCTCGCGTGTCTTACCAGAGTTGGAACACGCCACCAACACGTCGCCAGAACTCAGAATCCCCAGGTCTCCATGCTGCGCTTCTCCTGGATGCAGGAAAAAGGCAGGTGTTCCTGTGGAGGCCAGAGTCATCGCAAAGCGAGCGCCTACATAGCCGATCTTGCCCATGCCTGTCACGACAACTTTCCCTTGGCACGAACGCAACGCATCCACGAAGCGAAGAATGTGTGGTTCTGAGAGGGTGTCAATAGACGAGGTGATGGCGATAGCCTCGCGTCTCATCGTCAGAAAAAACCGTTGCAAGCTGCTCATATCGTCAAGAGTGGCCGGGTTGCCACAGTGGCGACAGGGCCAACCGGAAAAGGTTGAGACTTGAGCGTTATGTGAGGATTCAAACTGCTTCGCAATGTCCAGGTATCGACCCATAGCTTTTCTCCCTTCCTCACCCCAAAACAAGTCGGCGCTGCACGCCTTTTGGTGTTGTATCCGGCTCTTCCCAGAAAGCCATCACAACGGCATCCCCGTCATCCGGCGAGTGGCCAAGCCGCTGCACCAATGTTTGTTCTCCTTCATCAAAAGCTGTCCGCTTAGACTCCACTTGAATCTTGCCGCCTGAAATGTACCGATACCGGAAATTGGTCAGGTCCCCTGTAAGCAGCTCATCAGGGGGAAGGGCGACGTTTTCTTTGAATTGTGGATCAAGCAGCTCGCGGAGATTCCACAAGGCTGCACATCGCTTATTAGGAAATCCAAACTCCCCTGTTCGATCCAGGAAGTCTGTTTTGCCGCTCGGAACAAACGCTATCGTCTGCTTGGGGTAATCCTCCCGTACTCTGTCATACACACCCGACCCGACGCCAGGTAGATCTATCATCGCAGTCGCGCGAGAGTTGGCCCGGAGTTTGGCAGTCACTCGACCAGCCGTGTCCATCGTATCGGCAATTTGTGTACGGATCAATTCAGTGACGGTGCGGTGTGTCCGCATGGCAAGCACGGTTTTATCCCCGCCACGCCCTACATCCACGCCGATCTGCACAATTGGGGCAGCACCCGACAACTCGTGGTAGGCAGACCATCGCTGTTGAGCCGCTTCAATCCAAGCCAGGGGAATCAGGGAATCACTAGATGTTTCGGCAAATTCTCCCAGGACATGGTTTTGATACAACTCATTTTGTTCGCCCCATTGAGCGAGGCGGCTGCGTGCCCAGTCTTCAGACATCTGCCCAGCGGCAATGACTTCGGCCTGTGTCACCTGTTGTGTATTCCATTCCTCATAGCCTGGAGCTTGACGGCAGATATCGTAAAACCGGCCTTCAGCATCGCCAGGGATCGAGGTTGCGAGCCAGTAGGCTTCCCGTCCATCAGGTCCCCAGGCATTGGCAAAGGCTCCTTCAACGCTATCCCAACTAGGAGAGGGGATAATCTTCGACTCGTCAAAGACATACAAAACTTGATCGGCGTGCGCGCCTTCCATTGACTCCGGGTCATCCGAAGCGACAGGAAACGCCTCGCCATGTGGCAAGCGGATACTCAAACCCAACATCTCACTAGTAGGGCGCAAAGGTTCACGCGGGACTTTGCCATTCCACTTGACGCGCCCTACCCATTTGTGGACTTCAGGCCAGAGGAACTTCTGTAGCTGTCGCCAATAGTTGGCCGTCGATACGCATTTCCAGTCATGCCCGGCAATGGAACGAGTAAGAGAAAACCAGATAATAATGATTGCAGCTATGGCCGTCTTACCCAGGCCCCGAGGACCACGCAACGCATGACGGTGATGCACGACAAGAGCACGCATACCGTCAAGTTGATATGGAGTCGCACTCTTGCCCTCGGGCCACGTAATACACTCCTCGGCAAACAAATCAGGACGGGTGTAGTAGCGATCAACAAAGGCTTTCCGCTGCACTTGTATATTTTGAGACTGACCTTGTTTTTGTTCTTGGAGGATATCCGCTGCCTTGCGACCAGTCCGGCGCTCTAGCTCTTTGGTCAACTTTTCCAGAAATTGACGTTTGTTTACATCAGGCCAGTTCTGCCAATCAGGGGGAATGCGGAGCGTATTCGCTTGTATGATAGGCGTCATCAATGCACCGTGTGTGAGTCTTCCTCTTCAATAACAGGGGGAAGTTCGTTCTGCAAAGCTAGCAAGACC